GGCGGGAGCATATGGTTCCGCTGTCGCGGCAGGCCATTGCTGTGCTGGAGGAGATGCGGCGCGTCAATGGGACGCAGCCTTACATCTTTACGGGGCAGGGGAGGCGGCGACGCCCGATCAGTGAGAATACAGTCCGGTGCGCGCTCCAGTCGATGGGGTTTGCCGGAGAGATGACCGCGCATGGGTTCCGCAGTATGGCGTCCACCTTGCTCAACGAAATGGGCTGGCGCTCGGATGTTATCGAACGCCAGCTCGCACACGTTGATAAAAACAAAGTCCGTTCCGCGTATAATCGGGCGGAATACATCACCGAGCGTCGGCAGATGATGCAGGCGTGGGCTGATTTTCTTGATTCCCTGTGATGACTTTTTGCAAGGCGGACATCCGCCAGAGGGAAGAGCGGCCATGTTTTTCCGGCTGAGGATAGAATCCCGCCCAGACGCCTCGGTACCATGTCGCCCGTGAAACGGGGATGACCTCAAGTACTTCCTTCAGACGTAATAATCTGTCTTCCATGAATATTCTCTCCTTATGCGCCCCTGACGCTCTGGATTGACAAAGCCTTGGGACATGATAGTTAGATTATACAGGGTTAGCCTTTCATTCCATAGCATTAGCACTGCAACCCGCGAGGAGGCCTTATGGAAGGTTCGAGAGCTCAGTCATTTGAGATCAACAACGAGAAGTTGCGGAGTGTTCAGGAGGGAAAACAGGTGCCTTCCTCCACACCGGTTCTGGTGGATTATTTCGGGCATTCTTGCGTGCGGATCGTTTCCCCTTTGGGTTTGTCCGTCCTGATAGATCCGTGGCGCAACGATCCCGCATGGGGCTGGTGGTTTCCAGTCGACTTCCCAGAAGTCAAAGTGGACATCGCGCTTTCCACACATGCCCATTTTGATCATGATGCGCTGCATATCCCGAAGGCGCTCATCACCATGGAGCGTATGGTGGGGACGTACACTCTGGGGGATATCCGCATCACCGGCTTGGCGGATAAGCATATGTCCGCTTCCGTTGGGAAGACGCGCTGGACGGATATCCAAAAGGACACAGGGGAGGACTTTGCGCCTCCGACAAACAACCTGCATATGGACAATGTGATATACGTGGTGGAGACAGGCGGGATCACGTTGGTGCATTGGGGGGACAACAGGCCCGTTCCTGAGGTCTTTGTGGATGAGTATTTGAGAAAGCAGCCCATCGACGTACTGTTTATCCCCGTGGACGAAAGCGAACATATTCTGAGTTACGGACAGGCTGACGCCATTATGGAAGCCTATAAGCCGGGTGTGACCATCCCGATTCACTACCTGATGCATGGCGTCAATACCGTGTTGAGCACGCTCCAGCCTTGCGAACCCTGGATCCTTACCCATAAGAATATCGTTGAGATCTCTTCCTCGCGCTTCCCTGTCAGTCCCGGGCAATACCCTCAGCAGGGTGATGCAGTAGGCACTTTTGGGAATCACTATACAAGGGATTGATTGCCCGCATGATTTTGTCTTTTGGTGCCTCGTTATGGCGCGAGGAAGAGCGTTCCATTGTCTGACAACATATTCCGTATCGACCTTTGGGGAGCAAGGCCCGCACATACCACACATAGGGCAGTACACAGCAGCTCTTGTAGTCACAGAAACAACTGCATCGGGATTTCCACACGCCGGGCACGGTAGGGTCAGGACTCGTTAATTAAGGTAGAAGAGAACAGTGACAGCAAGACAAATGGCTGAGAAAAAAGTATGGGCACAGCGGTCATATCGGGTTGCGATACGTCGCCAGTCCTTCAACTTGCTGAATGTATTTTCAATAAGATGGCGACCTTTATACAGCGTCTTGTCGAAAGGAAGTTCTTCATTTCTGGTTTTCCGCGGTGGTATGCAGACGGTTATCCCTTTGGCTTTTAGAGATTCCCGCAACCAACTCGCGTCATAGGGTCAGGACTCGTTATTTTCAAAGGAACAAAAACAGGGTATGCAGAGGGCATGGAGGTGTCGCATGCGTACCCTGTTTTATCTTTCCGAAAGCCAGTTGGAGCGTATCAAACCGTTCTTTCCCCGTTCTCACGGTGCTCCGCGTGTCGATGACAGACGCGTCGTCAGCGGCATCATATACGTCATCAAGCACGGGCTTCAGTGGAAGGATGCACCTGATGAGTACGGCCCGCACAAAACGCTGTACAATCGATTCATCAGGTGGAGCAGACTCGGTGTTTTCAATAAAATTTTCACTGAGTTGGCCAACAAAACGTCTTTTGATGGCTCACTGATGATCGACTCCACTCACCTCAAGGCTCACCGCACGGCGGCAAGCCTGCTCAAAAAGGGGATTCTTCGCGCCTCATAGGACGAACAAAAGGTGGCCTGAATTCCAAACTTCATGCCGTTTGTGATGGGCACGGGCGTCCTGTCCTGCTTTTGCTGACGGAAGGACATATGCGCGGCCCACGGTTTGGGGTATGAAAAGCCCCGCCGGGGGAGGGCGGGGCGTGGGGTGCTATCTCTTCTTCGGTCGCGGGCACCCGCACACGGGGCAGGCCGCGAACTTGTGGCTTGTGCCGCACTTGGGGCAGTCCGTCGGCGGTTTGCCGCCGGATGTTTTCAGACCCTTGCAGGCGGCGTTGATGCGGGCGAAGTTCTTTGCCTTGCGCTTGCCCGTCCATTCCGGGCGGTTCGGGTTGTCATAACCGGGCATGGTCAGCCTCCACAGTAGCCGTAGCGGTCGGGGCAGGAAGCACAGTTGATACTGCTTTCCTACAATCCCCATTATAGGAACACCTTCCCCCGTCCACTTTTCCGTCCCGCCATTTGGGGCATTCTTCGCCCGTCCACTTTTCGTATTCGATGATCTCGCAGTTGAGCTGGACACCGTTGACATGGTGCTCATAGATTTTGGCCATCGGCATCAGCGGACAGGGCTGTTTTTTCGCCTGCTCTCTGGTCAGCACGGTATTCCCTCCTTCGGGGCATCCTTCCATGTCCAGCGGTCCTCGTCGCCGCCGTGTCCGGGATCGGGGTTCAGGCTGCACCCGCCGCAGGGGAAGCCGTCCACGGTGCTGGTGACGTGGGCGCAGGTCTTGCACTCGCGGCGCGGTTCCCAGTTGTCGGCATCACCGCCGTTTGCCTGTGCGCAGGCCATGCAGGGCTCGGCCTTTTCCGTGCCGTCAGCGGAAAGGTGGCGGCACGACAGGCAGGTGCGGGCGTTGGCGACGGGCGGCGCGGGCAAGGTGAGCACTTCCGCCCGGCCTTCGCCGTTGTCCGCGGGCTTGTCCGGGGTGACGAGTTCAAGGCGGTGCTGCCGCTCCTCGGCGGTCATCGGGCGGCGGCTGATTTCCTTGCCCGTCACGGAATCGCACCATACGACCTCCATCGTCGTCCGATCTTCAAAGCGGTCGCAGGAGACGGTTTCAAACCGTTTGCCGGAACGGTATTCCGCTGCCGCTTCCGCAGCCTTGGAGACGGAAAGGTCGATGCGTGCCTTGTAGTCCTTCTTCACGGCGAGCAGTTCCGTTTCCAGCTTGTCGCGTTCGCGCAGGGCGTCCGCCATTTCGGAGCCCAGATCAAGGAGCTGTTCATCGGTGAGATCCACCAGCACCTCGATGTTTTCCCGCCCGCAGGCGCGCACGTCATGCGGCCCCGCATCGTCCGGGGTGAGCCCGGTGTCTTCCCACGCCTCGCGCAGGATGTCGCAGGCGATGGTGTCGCCGACGTCTATGTCCTCGGCGTCATGCAGGAAGGCGTCGGTAGAGAGTTTCGTACCGTGGCCGTGTTTGTCCGAGACGATGCAGCATTCGCCGTCTTCGGAGAACTCATGGATGGTGAGGGTGACGCGGACGTAATCCGTGGCGTCCTGTTGTTCCTGACTCATGAAAAGTCCTTTGCCGGGGTACATGCCCCCCGGCGGGCTCTATGGGGACGGCGCGGGAGGTGGGCGCCGGAAGGTTAGAAGACAGTGACCACGCCGACCGTGCGGAGCATGGCAAGCGCCTCCTGTACGGTATCCTCATACTTCGGCGCGTACTTGACGCTGAGGGTCAGGGTACAAGCCACGTTCACGGGCGGGGCGAAGGGAAAGCCCTCCTCCCGCTCAATGAACGAATCGGGGCGCGGTTCCGCAGGTTTGACGACGTGGGCGGGCTTGCTCTCTTCGCGGGCCTCGGCTTCCGCCGCATACACCTGCCCGATGATGCCCGCGGCGTCCTCGCCGGAAATGTCCGGCGTCAGGCAGGCCGCAAACTTCGACAGGGGAAGCGCGAAACCGTGTTGTTCCGCCTGAGCCTTTGCCGTGGCCTCCACCAGCGCGATGCGGTCGGCTTTGGCCTGTTCCATCCGGCGGGTTTCTTCGCACTCCCGCTTGTATGCGGCGATGATCCGTTTGATATCCTCGTGGATCTCGGCTTGCCTCGTGGATTTGTTCAGCCATGAAGGGTTGATGGGGATGTCCAGTTCCGGCACGCCTTCACAGCTCTTGATGTTGTCGACGACACACTGGACGGCCGCGCGCCGGCCTTCACGGTCGCGCCGCTCGAAGTCCTTGACCTGCGTGTCCAGCGCAGCGCGGGCATCCACGATGCGGGCGATCAGCGCCTTGACCTCGGCGTCGAACCCGTCCAGCGGCCCGGCAATCCGCCGCTTAATGTCCTTCCGGGCGTTGTCCATCCGTTCCTTGAGCCTGTTCAGCCCCGCCATTTCGTTTTTGATGGCGGGCACGTCGGCTTCCTGTACCTCCAGCCCCGCATACTGGGCTAGGACGGTATCCAACAGCGTGGACACGGCGTCCTTGTCCCATGTGATGACCAACGGCGTCGCGGTGACGTTCAGGTCCAGCAGGGCGAGCCCGGCGGGTTGCTCCTGCGCGGGCGGGAGGGCTTCCAGAATTTCTGCGGTCTGTGCCATATTCTATCCTATTGGTTTTGCCTAAAAAGGCACGTCATCGAGGCCGGAGGCTTCGGAAGGGAAGGCGGGGCCGAGGTCTTCATAGTCGGCGGAGTGCCGCCTCTGTGTCTGGCGTCCGCCTCCCTGTCGGCCCTGTTGCCCGTCGCCGTCCGCCTTGCGGTCGAGGAACTGGACGCGCTGCCCCTGAATCTCGGTGACGTAGCGGTCCTGCCCTTGCTGATCCTGATACTTGCGGGTGGAGAGCCTGCCCTCGATGAACACGAGGCTCCCCTTGGCGAGGTACTGCGAACAGGTTTCGGCCTGCCGGTCCCAAAAGACGACCTTGTGCCATTCCGTCTTGTCGACCTTCTCGCCCCGGTCGTTGGTGTAGCCCTCATCCGTAGCCACGTTCAGGCTGCATACGGGCTTTCCGGCCTGGGTGTAGCGCATCTCGGGATCGCGCCCGAGCCTTCCGATGATCATCACCTTGTTGAGGCTGCTCATACAATCTCCTGCTGAGGGAAAGAAAAGCCCCGCCTGATTATCAGGGCGGGGCTGTTGTTACGCGGCGCATTCCTTGTCCTGCGCTTCGATCTTGCGCTGCCGTTCCCGGTAGGCGGCGTAGATGGCCCCACTGTCCGGGTGGTTTTCCGGGATGCCGAGCCGGGTTGCCGCCTCCTTGAGCGCGGTTACGGTTTCCGCCGCTTCAAAGGCGGCGATCACGGCGTCCAGCGGCACGAATTCGGGCGGGGTTCCGGCTTCGGCTTCGGCCTTGGCCTCGATCTCCCGGCGCTTCTTGCCGAACATGTTCTTGACCGCCTCGTAGTCGGGGTGTCCCTCGGTAATCCGATGGCGGTTGTAACAGGCGACGAACCCCGCACAGTCCCGTACTTCGCTCAACTCCTTAGCGAGGGCGGCGAGATCCACACGCTCGGGCTTGGGCTGAGGGGCTGGCTCGGGAACGTTACGCCGGGGCTGTTCCCGGTCATCGTCCCGCCTCCATGCGCCTTCCCCGTCGTCATCGTCGTCGGCCACCACGCCGACCAACGCCGAAAGGGAATAGCGCCGGGCGTAGGTGATGGCGCTTCCCATTGATTGGATGGCGTTCTTGGAGCCTGTATTGTCGTATGGCATCCTGCATTCCGATGCCAGCCATTGCCCCGACTCGTGCATCAGCATCGTCCTGACGTGCGCAACCCCTTCCGAGGGGAGGACAATCTGCGCGATGGAGAGGCCGTGCTTCGGAAGCACCTTGCGGACGGCGTCGATCATCGCCGTCAGGTCAGCGTATTTGCGCTTGAGCTTTCCCTCCTTCCCGACGGCGGCGGTGGAGTTCTTTTCTGCGGGTTCAAGCTCGCCCTGCGCGGCGGCAAGGGCCTTCGCCAGTTCGTTGATCTGTTCGCTATGGGTATCGCACATATACTTACTCCCCGCCTTCTTCCGTTTCCGTGTGCTTGCGCCGGTTCCGCGCAAAGGCGGCATTGCCCGCCGCGATCATGAGTTCCTCGTCCGTCCAGTCCCCATCAAGTTCGGGGTAAGCGTCGTCCGTCCAGTTCATCACGGATCTCCTGCAATTCATTGGCGATGGTCAGCAACCTTCTTCTCATTGCCAAATCCAGTTTTTGTCGGGCGCTCAGGTGTCCCGCCTCATTGTTGCATGAGGCACAGGCAAGGGTCAGGTTCCGCAAGCTGTCCAGTCCGTTTCCGGCAAGCGGCACGATATGTTCCACGGTTGCCGTCTCGGGGGTCAGGACCCGCCCGCAGTACATGCAGACCCAACCGTCCCTTTCCGCGATGGAACGGATCAACAGGTTACGCTCGCGGGCATTTCGGGGCCTCCGCTCACGTTTTCCCCCGCCCTCCCACTTCCGCTGATCAAGAAAGGCGTTGAAAGCATCCTGCGCCCCGTTGATTCCTTTTGTGATTTCGCCGTCTTTGTTCCTGTAGAGCACG